CTTTTCACAGATCATGGTCTTATCCCTCCACCTTGTGAAGCTCGCCGTTCTCCTGGCGAACATACTTCTGCCCCTTGCCAGTGCCGAGGCCTCCCGGACGACCATAGAGGTCGTAACTGGCCTGAGTCATGGTCGCCCATGCTCCGTTCATGGTGGCGGCGTCGTAGATCACTTCGCCAGCAAGGTTCGTGAATGGAACGCCGAAATCGTCCTGCGACATCTTCTCGGCGCTGAGGTATCTCGTGGTCATGGTAAGCTCCTTTGTTATCATGACCTCATCATGCCATGCTGAAGTTCAAATGACAAGTAGCAATCCTCACTTTATGAGTTTTACTTTCTCCCCGTCCTGAAGCGGACGGTTGAGGTTCACCTTGTCACCTGCGAGCGCTCCATCAATGAACGCACCGAGGTTCACCTTCGCGCTGTTGCCTCGCCCATCCTTCAGGTTCAAGTCAGGGAGCATCGCTTCCATACCAGCCTTCACGACGGCGTCCTTCAGTGATACGAGATCTGTCCCGGTTGCTTCACTCTTGGGCTTCCTGGCCTCGATCATCTCGCGCAGTTTCGAGTTGATCCGGTCGGCGAACCCATATCGGAAACTCCAGTAGAGCTGATGGCGAGTGATTGAGCGATCATACTCGCCAGCCTTGAGATAATCCTTCCAAGACTTCTCCATGGACTTGGAAACCAGCTCCATGAGGAACTCGGCCATCTCCACGTCTCCGTGGAACCCGAAGACGTTGGCATAGGTCTTCCCGACCTTACCGTTCCTCTGGCGAACTTTCGTCCACCAGAACTGAACCTCACAGAAGTCGGCAATTACAACGCCGCAGAGCTGAATGGCAGGATCCTTATGGACGTTGTCCTTGTCGAGCCCAGAGCGGCGCATGTCGCGCTCAAACTCAGCTGACCGGAGCTCGTCCTCGGTGATGCCGTGCTTCTCCATGAGCTTGGCTGCGAGCTGAAGCGCAGTGACTGCCTCGGCTTCTGTCGCACCATTCTCCGGAACCATCTTCCGCAGTTGAATGATCTTCTCACGAATGTTCTGCATTGCCCATCTCCATATTGTGAGAGCATCATGGCATGTTGCGAATCTGCCAGCAAGTCCTAATGTTCGCTAAATGAGACCGACGTTCGGCTTACTCATTCGTCCAGCTTTCTGGGAGCGTGAGCCGACGACGAGGCTTCTCAGCCTCCGGATAATTCCGTCTATCACGCCGCTCAGTGAGAGTTCCAACTTGCCGCCCTCTCGTGTCCCTGACAACAAGATTCCCGGTGACTGTTCTTTCAACATAGTGAGTGACCCTCCCCTGAGGATCTCTCACCACCAGTCGGTCAGCCGTCAGCCCAGGAGAGATGTATCTCCTCTCCTGGGCATTGACAGTTTCAGAATGGGATATCGTCATCATCCCCGACAGGAGCAACATCGGCAGGATCAGGAGCCGGTTGTTCATGATCATCCTCCTCAGCCGGGAAGTCAATCTCCTCCCCAATCGGCGCTTTGTCCCGAAGCTGGTCGCGGAACTCAGTGAACTTATCGAAGCGATCGTCAGCATACGACCATCCCAGCTTTTCGTAGAGCGCAGCGTCATCCTCATCGATCGTTTCGATGACCTTGCTGATCCGCTTCCATTCGGACTGCTTGAAGGTGATCGTGATGTCAGGGTCAACTGGCTCGCTGACGTGGTATCGCTCATGGAAGGTGGACACTCGGGGGAGAAGGTGTCCGCCCGAATACTTGTGCTTGGAGACGACCTTGCGGAACGTCTCGCTGGAGACGGCATAGACATCGTCAAACTCAAGCCGGCCTTCCCAGAACTTCTCATCGTCTAGGGTGACCACCTTGTCGATGAATTCCTCGTTGTCCCCCTCCATGAGGAGCTTGCGGACTTCCCACTGAGCGTTCCAGGAATAGAGGGTGCGGTCTTCGGTCAGCCGTTGCTCCGCGAGGATATTGTAGGTGAATGCCGACGGACGATCCAGTTCCACGACCCGCATACCGCGATAGAACAGATATTTGGAGCCGACGTTGAAAGCCTGACAGCGATTCGTTTCGACCTTCAACTCGAGGTCGGTTGGCAGGAAGATCGTGTCACGCTCTTCATAAGCCTTGACCACCGAAGGCTCATCAACGATGATCACGGTCTTGCCGCGATGATCATCATTGAGGAATGACATGCCGTGAGGCTCTTCGTCATCGACGATGCAGGTATATCCATTCTCGTCGCGAGTGTTGGATTCAAGCTCGCGGAAGACCTGCCACGGTTCCCAGTTCTTGCCGAGCTCCGTGGTGTAAGGCATCTCCTGGTATTGCCAGCGAGCCATCATCCCCTTCCGTTTCCTCATACGGACGATTTGGAAGGTCTTTCCCCGGAACTCAGTTTCCTTGGTGTAGAACTCGTGCTGGACGCCGTCAACCATGACAGTCATCTTGCAGCCAAGGCGAGCGATAACCGCCGTGGCGATCTTGAGGCCAGTGCCGAAGAAGCCGATCGGGCTTGTGGTGTTCGGCTTGGCATTGAACCCGAATGTCGTAAACGAACGAAGATCAATCTCCCCGTCCGTCACGAAAGCGAGGTATTTCATGAGATGCTCCTTTGCGTTGTGTTCAGGAGCACTATGCCATGTGGAAGTTCAAATGACAAGTGGTAATCTTCACATATCGAACAAATTACCCTGAGTCGGCTCTTCCTCCTTGGGCTTGACCGGAGTCATATCGTCCGCGTCCCTGAAGCCCAGGAAGACTGGAAATCTCGGAGCTTCCTTCACTCCTCCAGGGAAGTATTTGAACTTGACCATCTTCCCGAGATAGTCTATCTGGTTGTCCCAGATCTCCTTCCGTTGAGCCTGATCAAATCCCGTTCCCACTCTGACCTTGAACTTCGTGCCATCCGGCCAGTTCCCTTCGGCCAGCAGCGCCCCGAGGGTATCCATCGGTATGAGGCCCTCCTGATGGGACGATCTCTCAGCATAGCCAAGCTCGTTTGTCATGAGCTCATTCGAGTTGTGCATGAACTCAGCGAAGCCGACGATCCGTGCTTCCATATCTGCGAACTGCTTCAGCTTGATGAGCTCTCCGCTGGTCGGGGTTCCTCTCCCATACTTGTAGAAGCTGCGAGGGTTGCGAAGGATCACTCCTTCATGACCAGCAGCCAGAAGCTCCGCTTCATATACAGAGATCTCCTCCATGGTGTGAAGAAGTCGAGTTTCCACGATCTGGCAGAAGTCCGGAAGCACGAGAGATCTGAGATGAGAAAGCCTGTCGTCGAAGTTGGTTTCCAGCCCCCAATGATCGAAGACATGGAGAGTGACGTCGTCCGGCTTGGCATAGGACATCACCGAGGAATTCGTTCTGCGATAAGCATCCTTGGCTGTTGGATCACCAGCGATGATCTCACCGTCCAGCCCGTTGAGGATTGGACCAGCCTCGGTGATCAGCTTCTGAACCCATTCTGAACGAACAGGTTTCAGCGAGCGAGTATAGGCAACGCTGTCCTTGACGAACATACGAATTCCGTCCAGTTTTGGTTGACCATACATCGGAAGAAGGGCTTGAATCTTCTCTGGCACGAACTGCCCTGCGAGCATTGGCTTCATGCGGCACCGCCAGCGGCCAGCGGCCAATCTTTGCCACTCGGAGCGGCCTCAGAGCGGGTCTGAGCGGCCTTGCCGCCCTGCCCTGCTACCCTAGCCGCCGCCAATGGGCAAAGCCCCATGCGGCCAGCATTTGCGGCGTCTGACAGTCTCATTTTGGCCCCTTTCTCAGTGAGTTTATCACTAGCATCAGTATAAGCATAAACGGTCCAAGAAACAATATCAGGAAATACTCATGTTTCTTAACCGGGACATTTGCTTTCTTGCAATGATAGATCAGCCCCTCGCCCAGGAGGAGGCTGAACATCAAATATACGATGAGCACCCATATCCAGGGACTATCCATTAGAATGGTTCCTTGATTGGTTCATGCGAAGATTTGTCATCATCAGGAGTTTCCCAATTCACTCGTCCGTGGAGCTTCTCCCATTCCTCGCGGCACTTCTTCAGTGAGCCGAAGTCATAGCAGTAAACTCTCTTTTTGATCGGACGCGTCCTCCCTGAGCTTTCATCATATTCGTCAACAGTGACACGGCGCTGTGTTCGGTCGATGTGAGGACACACTCGTGAGAGAAACCTCCCGAGTGCGGTCTCGTTCCCTCGTCTATTAAACTTCCACTTTTCAGCATAGGCTGTGAAGTCACTGATGATCGCATCACACTGAGACTCTCTGGTCCAAGTCCCATCGCTATCAAGCAGTCGACCGTTCTGGAGCTTGCGATACCACCACTCTTCGTCAATACTCAACGACAGTAGCTTCTGCTCTTGCAGAGCATCGGTCTGCGGAACGTCACGAACTTGGAAGCCATCCAGATCGATATTCTGCAAATGGAACAGCAGAGCTTCCAGTCCGCCATTGTTCATCTGCCTCATCATCTCGCCGAAGAACTTCTTGTTCTGCTTTGCTCCGTCCCCTACCTCAAGGACGAAGTAGCGTCGTTCATCACCAGAAGCACGAATAACGTGAGGATCGTTTGCAGCCATCATCAGGTGAACATAGTTCGGATATGTCTCAACGTCCACGCCCTTCTGTTCGATCGGGATGCTATCCTCTGTGACCAACATCTTGAGGACTGACTCGTGTCGCTTATCACCAGCAAAGAAGGCTTCGTCAGCGAACAGGCAGATGACGTCCCGAAGGTGAGCGTTGAAGTTTCCGACCAGATGGCTCGGGTTGGCGACATGGAGATAGTGACGACCGAACAAGCTGCCAAAGATCTTCGCTACGATAGATTTACCGACGCCCTTGCCGCCTCGCATGACGATAGCGACCTCGCCCTGTGAAGCAGGATGCTGAACCGCTCTCGCCATCCACTTGATGAAATACTCGAAATATCCCTCGTTGCCCCCACAGACGTTATCGCGAATGTGATCCAGATAAGCCGAGCAATCTCCTGGCTTCGGTTCTACGCTGAATCCACGCCAGAGATTATAGACTCCTGGTCTGTCTCCCTGAGGCATGAAGCGCATGTAATCGAACTGACGGCGACGAGGATGAGCCAGCCAATACTTCCCGAGAGGAATCCGGATGGCCTTGCCTTCCTTGTCCTGCCCGACCTCCACTGACATATGCGAATATCGGTTGCGAAGATCTTCGAACGAGGATATCGTGAGACGAGACCGATTCATGATGTCGTCTTCGACTTCTTCGATCACTCGGCACTTTCCGCCGATGTTCCCGATGATTGCGTGGCGCTCATTCATCATACGAAGGTTGGGATCTTCAACATGCTCCTTCGCTCTTGTCATCTGCCTGATGGCATATCGCTCAGGATTCTTGGATTCCCTCACGCTCTCCGCGATACCCCATTCAGGATCCGTGACGATGGAATATACGACCTCGTCTGGGACGCCGCAGCGGAACAGTTGGCAGATGCAATCGAACAGCCATGCTGATCGTGAGTTGTCTCCCTCTTTTGGTTGATCCGGGTGCCTCCCTTGGGCGACGATCACCTTCACCCTGTCCGGGACATTCCATTCATCAAGCTCGCTGAGGTCAACGATCCGCTCCACGTTGCCAGGAACGTTGACCGTATAGCCTCCGGCTGATTGCCCTCCCTGAGAGCCAGCACCACCTTCAATCTGGACTGCCTGAGCTCGCTTGAACTCATCAATCGAATAGCTATTCGTATTGAACTCAAAGCAGACAGCGAGCTCTTCCTTACGACCAGCTTTCTTCTTCTTGGCATCAGGGATATTGACTGTCCCTGGAAGTCGCATAATACGATCGACGTTGTGGCAATGGTCGCCACCGAAGATCTGCTCCAGCCGCTTGTTATAGAGCTCGAAGTCCTCAGCCTTCTTGATGTCTCCATCAATCATCACAGACTGCTTGAGACGCCAGAATCCCTGATAGCCACCACCGCTGAAGATGATGACCGTCGGCTTGGGAATGCCCTTTGGAATGCGGTCAGTGAGAAGCCCAAGAGCACGATCCCGCTCCTCTTCGATGCTCTCTCCCGGTTGCGGATCGATATCGATATGGAACCAATCGGCAGACTTGACGTCTTCCTTCAGCGCCTTGCTGTTGAGATCGCGAACGACCGAGTTCACATGGAAGTAGATGTTCCGCTTCCCGTTGAACTTCTCAAGCCAGTCCAGGAGTTCCTTTTCAGTTTCCGGACGGAAGGTTGCAGTCGCGATCGCTTTCTTGTCAGTCTGGATAGCAGTGACTACCCACGGACCGTTCTTATTCCACTTCTTTAGGAAGTCGATAGATGCCGCGCTGTTTCCCTTCATGCCCGCGACTCCCAGAACTTAACAAGCTCAGAGCAGGACACCTTTCCCATCTCCATCTGGTTGAACCAGAAGCGAGTCACACCGAGATCCTCGGCACACTCTTCCTGGGTCAGACCGGACCGACGACGCAGAAGCAGACACTTCTCGTCGTCCGTCAGCTCGCCGAGTTCCGGAATCGCGATGCTGGCACGAAAATCCTCATCGTCACGCTCGATACGGCCATAAACATTCCGAGTAATGCCATGACGCCGAGCGATCGTTTCTTGTGATTCGCCAGACCGACGGCGAGCGATGAGCAGCTTCTCACCGTCTGTCAGCCCCTGGATATTGAGCGAAGCCACTGGTTCAACCTCTCTGCTTGCAGACCGGCTGGGAAATGGAGAAGCGCCTCCTCTCTCATCTCCAGTCGTGTCATATTTCCGAACTTGTCCTTCGCGGTCTCCCCGCTGAAGAAGAACCACTCCCTCGCCACTTGAGCGCATACGAGAGTTGTCCCCCCTCGCATCCATCTGCGAGCCAGCCATATTCCCTGCTCCTTCGTTAAGGGGTGAGGAAAGCGGACCGGCCTCGTATCGGCGTTGACCGGCCAAAACTTGAGCCACTTGCACTCTATCCATCCCCCTATGTAGTTGACGTCCGGTGTCCCGGCTCGCATTGGATTTTCAATTGGGACGGCATCCAGTGGCTTCATCGCCTTGACCAGATTTTGCCGCATTCCAGACTCGCTCATGAACCTTCACCTTAACATCTGACCGTTCATTTGACAAGTGGGAAGATTCGTTCAGATGTAACTGACGATCTCAATTCCAGCTTGCCGAAACATCTCTAGCCCAAGGAGGCAGGAATCTTTCCACCGAGAGGGAAAGTCATCTCCTCCCTCTGGGCGAAGGTGGACTATCCGTGTGATACCGGCCTGGATGATCACTCCAGCACAACGCTCACAGGACGGTCCATGGCCTCGAGGGACGCTGTATAGGGTCGCTCCGGCGACGCTCTGCCGAGCCATCGTGATAGCATTGACTTCCGCGTGAACGACCCGCCGATACTTCTCTTCACGATCTGCATAGATAGCTTCGTCATCGTCAGTGCCAATCGGGAAGCCATTGAAGCCGACACTCAGCACTCTGCGATCCATTGTGATCACAGCGCCACACTTGGTCGAGGGATCCTTCGACCATGAAGCCACCATCTCGGCCATTACCAGGAAGCGGCGATCCCATTTCTCAATGTTATCCATCAGAGGATCACCTCCCAGCCAGCACCTTGGGAAGATCGGGGCGAGAATAGTTCGGTCCCTTGACGACGCGGCCAGCCGAGCTGATGATCGGCTTTCCATCTTCGCCGAGCTTGCTCATATTCGACCGATGGACCTCGAGCAGACCAGCTTCCTTGTAGCCATCAAGCCCAAGAGTGATGTAGGTTCCATCAACGACATAGCTGAGATCAAGCAGCGCGTCGAAAGATTCCACGATATCGCGAGCCAGCATGGCGTCGCCGAGCTCAGCCAGTTCCTCCTGGATGAGTTGGAGGCGGATGAGGACGAGCGAGCCAGCCTCGTCGCCTTCTTCTTGTGCCGTCTGTGCCCATTCCTTCAGTTGCTCAGCCAGATGCGCCGCGTTGCGACGATAGTGAGCAATCTTCGCTCCTGCAAAGCCAGAAGAGAATTCAGGGACTTTCGGCTCCTTGCCGATGAATGCCTCGAAGACAGTTTGGAACTGCCGAACAAGGGTGATGCCGAGGTCTTTCATAATAGTTTCTCCTTTTCTAGAATGAAGCGTCGTGCTTCATTACGACCTGCCCTTGTTGATATTCGACAGAGTTCAGGACTTCGAACCTGCCATCATGAAATTCATCAAACGGACGAATCCATGTGCGATTGTCAATGAGGCTGCGATAGATGGTCGCTCGCTCTAGTGTCTTTTCGATGATTGCATCCTCGTCAAGGATGACGTAAAGACCACCAGTCTTCTTGTGACGCCAGATGTTAAACACTTTTGATTTCTCCCCAGGATGGACCGCACTCCGTATCAACCTTGAACGGAACAAGCGGTTCGCAGACGTCCAGGATGGACTCCCGCATGATCTTGCCAGCCGCAACGGCTTCCGCTGTGGAACCGTAGCTGCCGTCGATTTCATCGTGGACCTGAAGCTGGATGAAGTGTCCTGCTCTGTCAAGGTCGATCACGGCCTTCTTCGTCTGGTCTGCAGACGATCCTTGGATGACGCGGTTCAGCGCCTTGTGCGTCCAGTCATACGACCCATCAGGCCGCTGTTCGAAGTGCAACCTGCGACCCATGACAGTCCGGACGAACCCTACCGATTCCGCTCGTTCGGAGGCTTTCCTTGCGATGGCTCGCACATACGGAACTTCTGCATCGAAGTTGTCAAGGATCTCTTGACCCTCCAAGCCAGCGACCTCGCGAATGAAACCCTCACCGGAGTCGGCTCGCGCTTTCCACGCTTCATGCCTGTTCTCGAAATAGGTCATCTCCTTGTTGCTGCCGTAGCCCTTGATGAGAGCCCATCTGGTCGGCTTGCCGATGTCGATGCAAAGTTTAGCTCCTCCTTCGCCATAGCACAAGCCCAAGAAGATGTTCTTGGAGTATCCTCGGTTCACCTTATACATCTTCGCGTCGTTGGCAAACCAGTCATTCACCTGCTCATCCCCATGAATCAGGCGGGTCATCATGTCGTGGTTATCAGTGTCTGGATCGTCACGATACCGCTTCGCCGCCTCCTGGGCTTTGGGAAGGTCCATCACCGCTGCGAAGTGTGTCGTCCAGCGAGGCTCCTGCTGACTGTAGTCGTTAACTCCCCAGATTGCCCCTTCCTCTGGAATGAAAATCTTCCTCCATTCACCTGCGATCACGGGATCACGGTCAGGCGAAGGCTGCTGTTGGAGATTCGGATCCATGGCAGACATTCGCCCATAGCGGACACCGACCTGATCGCCCTTTTCGTTCTCCATTGCGATTTGCTGGAGGGAGCAGTGAATACGACCGTTTGTCTCATACTTGCGAATGGACGCAGCGAAGGTCGTCCGCATCTTGTTGACCTTGCGAGCATGTTTCATCGCCGTGGCAACAGGATGGTTCAGTCCGTCCAAGAGATCAGCATCAATCTGCGGAGCTCCAGTGCTGGTCTTTCCGAGCTTCACACCGAGAGATTCAAGCGCCGGAGCCAGCGCGTTCGCTTTCCAGACATCACCGACAGCGATGTTCACTCCGGTCTGATCTTTGATGAGGCGAAGAGCTTCCGTTTCTTCCTTGAAGCTCCAGTCCTCAATGGACTTCAGCTTGTCAAAGTCAATGCGAACCCCACGACGCCTGATCTTAATCAGAACAGGAAGGAGGGCAGTCTCTAAGTCGAAGATCTGCCATAGGTCATCCTTGTCCAGGACTTCACGCTGCTTCGCATAAATCTCCAGAGGAGCATCCACGTCATTCTCTGCATATTCACCAACATAGCGAGCAGGGAGACGCCACATTCCTTGTCCGGGATCAAGCCCCATGCTGCGAGCGGCCTCAAAGAGAACATCAGTCTCTTTGCCTTTCACGCCCCATCGGTCGCCGATGTTCTTCAAGCTGTAGGACTTGTGAAGTTCATAGATCAGCGGGTCAGCGATCTGGATGTCTCTGAACTTCGCGTCCGGATGGAACTCAATCCCATCGTTCGCGGCATAGTCCAGGTCATACGACAGATTCGCTCCCACGATGTCGCCATCGAAGTTCTTCAGATTGTCCCGCAGATATCGCAGGACTTCTTCTACCGGAAGGTTGTCCCCACCCTCATGACGAATGGGAAGATAGTGTTTCGGTCCGCCTTCAATCTTGAAAGCCCATCCGGTCGTGTAGCCTCCTCTTCTTGGGCCTGGACCGAGATCACGGAGCGAGAGATCCTTTGTCTCACAGTCCAATGCTATTCGTTTTGCACCAGCCCAAGAAGGGAGCTGGCTCACCTCAGTAGGACGCCAGTCGCTTTCCGGTGTGAAGAAACTCATTTGGACCGCGCCTCCGAGGTTAGGATTATGTTTCTTTTTAGCTGCCAATGTGATTGACCCCTATATTGAGACTGTCAGACGGCGCTGCCCTTGGGTTGCCGTGCTAGGCATAGGCCAGCGCCGCGCTCGGAGCCGCTCAGAGCGGCCTTGGCGCGGCCTTGGCACTATACCGCCGCCCCGCCGCCCCTGCCACCAGCGGCCTTCTGAGGGTTCTTGATAATGTAGTCCAGCATGGCGAGGCACTCGTCCAGGCTTGCTTCGGTCTCCCAGCTTGCCATGAGCCAGCAGAATAAGGACTCCGCTTCGTTCAGACCGTTCTTCTGGCCGAACTGCATCGTCTTGAAAGCTGCCATTGAGACATCGGGCAGACGTGAGAAGCCAGTCACAGCCAGACCAGACTTGTGAAGATCCTTGATCTTCTGGACGTAATGCTTCGCCTTCTCGATATCCTCGACGCCCTTGACCGGACCATACTTCTTCCACCAGCGGGAGACATACTTCGAGGCGCAGCCTTCCAGATATCCCAGACGATGTTCTGTGACCCAATCCCAATGCTGATAGTCGGACCGATAGTGAGAACCGCCGACCTGACGGTCATTCACGAATTCTGTGTTCATTACTTCCCCTCTCGCTTTCGCACCACGGTCGCAATCGGCACGACGGCAGTCTTCAT